TGATGTTGGTTGTGAAGCTCCTGCATTGTTCATTGGGTTAGCAGCATTGTAAATTGGGCGACCAGTTGTATCTGTTGCACCAAGTAGTAATGACCACTGTGATGTACCAGCGATGTAACGTGTTGCTAACTCACCTGTTGCAAGGTATGCAGCTGGTGCTTGTGTAGATACGTAGGAAATAATTCCTGCTGAATCTGCTGCTACTGCTGTAGCTTGTGTGCCGCCTGCAGTTAGTGCTGCAATTACTGCTGCATCGGTTGCCTTATTGTAGGCTCGGGTCATGTTATCGAGCATAGCTGCAAAGAATTCAGGTGAAGATCTTTCAAGGATTTCTAAACTGTAGCGTTGTAATCCAGCGTATTTCTTAACTGTTAGATTTACATAACTTGAGACAATCCCAGTTTCAGATGGGCCTGCTGCTTCTGCTGTTTCTGCAACGGTACCTGAAGTGGTGATTTTAGGAACGGATATTGTCATGCCTGCGGCTGGAAGTGCTCTTGAACCAATCGCATCTATTGCTGGGCGTGATCCGATAAGCGTATCAACTACTGTTGGTACAAACTGTGTCGGAGAAAATGCTGGGTTAGTTGTGAAACTGTCGTCGGCAGCAGTCATAAACTTTGCAACGTCGGCTTCTGCCTTCATTACCCACTGTGCTGACTCGTGATTACCTAATTTTGCTTTAATGCTGTGTTCTAGCATGTGAGCTTGTGTTCTAATTGGTGAGCGAGGCTCTGTATAGAATGATGCACTGATTGTTGGGCGTGCAGCCTCTACTGGAGCAACCTCTACCACTGGCACTGCTGTTGGCTCGGTGGTGTTGTCCACTTGTGCCTCACTTTCCGTAGTTGGTTGATTTGTTGCATCCGCTTCGCCTTCGCTAGCGGCAACTTTAGTTACCTGTGCTTCTGTGAATGCTGGTGACTCGACCAGGCTGACTTCTTTCAGGGTGGCACTGGTTACATAAATATAATCTTTCTTCTGTTGAGACTTGATTACGTCTACGCCTACAGACAAGCCGTCAATTAGCTGCTCGCTGGCAAGTACCAAAGCATCTGCTCCTTGCATACTTGCGCTGATTTTAAAGCTAGCGTAAATGCCGTCTTCTTCCTCGTTAAACTTTTGCATGCGGCCAATCGGCTTATCATTACGGTGCTGCATAAGCATTTTGACTTTGCCAGGATCACCTATTGCAATACTTCCTCTAGCGAAGACAACTTTGCCGACACTAGTATTGCCAGGAGTCTCGAATGGCACAATTTTGCCTGCGATAACTCTGCGCTCGCTGTCTGCGCTTTCTATTTGGCTGCTGAATGTAAGAATCAATTTGAATCCGCCCAAGTTAGAACTGCGAAGGTAAATGATGGGGTAGTTCCACCGATTGTGCCGACTACTCTTAATTGATCGGTAAATGCTGTGGTTAATCTGATTACTTCGCGTGTAACGCCTGTTGCCTGTGTGAATGTGGCAATAGTATTCCAGTTAGTGCCATCTACTGTGTCTTGGACTACCACGTCTAAAGTAGGTAGTGTGCCGCTAGCTGCGCTAACGTTTAATTGCATTACTAACTGTTTAGCAGCGGCTAGGCCAGTAACGGCTGTGCCAGTAACTGTTGCGGTGCGAGCAGCTGACGCTAATAGCGTTACCGTGCTTGCAGGTATATTGGCCTGTTGTATATCACTCATGCATTTTCTCCTTTAGCGCTGTTAATGTACTCAGCATCGCCACTTTGATTTCCGTTGGGTGTTAGATCTTCCATTTCTTTTGCTTGCTCTAGGTCTATAAGTCCTAGGGTTAACATCTTCTCTATTGTTTCTAGTCTTGCCTTGTCGTCTGATCTTAAAAAGGTTTCTGAAATATTAAATCGTACGATTTGTCCTGCGGCTGTAATGTCATTCATGCTGAGTCTGTCCTCGATTGCGCAAATGTAAGGTTGTAGGCTATAAGCAACAAATTCTTTACGACCGTCAATGATGTTCTGATAGGTCATACTATTATTCATGTCGGCTGATATATAATACGCTGGCACATTCATTGCCCTGGCTATTTGTGTCGCTAAGTACTGGGATGCTTCGTTGTACATCATGTCCTTCGGGCTAAATCCAACAGTCTCGTAACTTAATGTGCTAGTCAGGTAAGCAGTAGATCTTGATTGCCGCGCTGCCTTCCAGGCTGCGAGTAATCCTTGTACTTGTGACTCTGGCATATCCGCACCTGTATTTTTGATGAAGCCAGTCGCCATTGGAGTTTGTGCAGCTACTGCTGCGGCTTTCTCTAAATCAAGTGCGCTTTGTATTGTGCGGCCTGCGGTTTGTAATACGCCCTGTGTAAGTCCCTGGAACGTAACAAGACTGCCTACACCAACCATTGGTACTTTTTGACCGTCTACTGTGTAGTAAATAACTTCTGTGCCTAATTGATTTAGTTGTGCAACTACACGTGTATTAGCAATCCATTCAAATCTTGATGGTCTTAAGTCATCGGCATACACTTCCGTGATACGCCAGAAGGCTTGTCCGTAGAAGATTAATGAATCGACAGTCCACGAGATAGTGACGGATCGTGGCTGTCTTATATCTGGCTGGTCGCACCAGATCGGCTTCGGTAATTCTGCGCCTGTAGATTTCTTATATAGCTCTAAGGGTAGATAGCCTATAACACCTTTAATTAAATTAGCGCATCTGTTAACTGCTGGTACCTGCGTGGCCAAAGTGCGATCCATGGGACCTGCACCAAACGTGTTATATCCAAAGCCAATAATACTGTCGCCCATAACGGCAGGGGCGTATTGCGCTTGTAGATTAGTTTTTTTATTAGTTATACCCAAAGCAGACAATAGACCCATATTGCCATAATATACTATAAAACGGACTAATGGTGCAAGTTAGACAATAATCTGGGCGGTTCTTTGTGGCTTGGTTAGTTCGGTGGCAATCATGGCCAAACTAATTGCAGCGGTGACATCGCCAGCTGATTTTCTACGGATTATCCTCCAGCCCGCGTCATTTGTTTTAGCTGCGCAGTTATTTAGATGTTGTACTAAATCTGCCTGGCCTGAATGTACCAAACGGTTATTAGCCAGGGCATCTGATAGGTCGCTGCATGCCTGGTAAAACGCCTGACCCGATATCTCTTGCATACGCCAGCCGCTTTGCTCTAATTTAGTAGCCAGCGTTTGTGTTGCGTACTTGTCGTAGCAGATAATGCTTGGATGATATTTTCTAGCCCATTCGTTTATATCGCTGGCCATTCTGGTTTCATCTACAGCCACCTCACTAGACCATAGTTGCGCAAGACCGACAGCTATCTTGCCGTCTTTGATCTGCCCCATCACCAAGGCGCCCGATCTACGTGTTGGGGCAATATCGAAGGCCATGATAGTTGCTGGCCCGACAGGTAACTCTAGTGTGCTATCACTGCACGCCTCAATGGAACCATAGACCCAGGGACTGACCGCGCTATCTATCCATTGGCAAAGCATCTCGGTCCTTGTAGCTTCTACGCTGTTAGTGTTTACCGACTCCTCTAAGGTTTGCTCGGTGATTAGGTGGCCAAGGGCTGGGTTAGCCATTGCCCAGGCTTTACGGTCGTGTATTTTACAATGCTGCGGTGCGCTGTACTCGTAATACCCTAAATTAGATGGCGCATACGACATACAGCGTTCCCTTAAATCATTTAGTACCTCGCTAAACCCATCGCCTGCGTTACTTGTCATTAAGGTCATAGCATTTGGCCTAGCTCGCGTTACAGGCAACGCTGCGGTAAAGGCTTCCTGCGACCATTCTCTAAGTTCATCAAGATAAAGGAAGTCAGCCGTCTTGCCACGGGGCGCGTCTCTAGTGGCTGCTGCAATTTCATACCTGGCGCCATTCTTTAAGCTAATAGATTCCTGGCCATTAGCCAATCGGATCTGCCGCACGTCTTTTCTTAAAAAATCATTGTCTTCTATTGTGTATGCGACCTGCCTAAAGGTATCCAGGGCCATATTACGGTTAGAGGACATGCCTAATACGTTCTTACTGCCCCACAGGTAGAGATGGCTTAGAATTAACATACGAGCTAGGTGCGTCTTTCCATTCTGACGTGCTACAAGACAAAGTGCCGATTTCTTAAGCCACGCACCGCCTGCGTCTACGGATAAAAGGTCATCCAATACCCAACGCTGCCAAGGGATAAGCGGTAGGCCTATTTTCTCGGCTAAATCCGCAACCTCCTGGGCTTTACTAGCTGTTTTTAATAAAGGCGTATGAATTCTGGGCTGCGTACTACCGATTAGTTCTAACCCCCTCTTGATAGGGATTACTTCTGCATCTTTACTCATCGCTTTGGATCCCTTCTGGTCGTATAAAAGGTGATTCTGGGATTGAACTGTGCGTACTAGGGAGAGACGAGGCTTG